AATGGCCGAAATTCGAATGCTTCAAGAAAAATTTCAAGAAAAGGTATTCGAGTTTGGCCGGTTTCATCTTGAACGCAAAAATCTTTTGGCTCTGGTTAATGAGCTAGAGAGCCGAGAAAAGAAAGCCGAAGAGGAATATTCCCAACTCCAAGAAATGGAATCTTCACTTCTAGAGAAGCTTACTAAGAAATATGGTGAAGGTCAATTGAACCTTCAAGACGGTACATTCATTGCAACGAATCCTCCTCCTTCAACTCCTTCTTCATCTTGATTTTATGACTCCGGAAGAGTTCATTTTTGAGTATTTGAAGGCGGATCAAGATACAGGTGCGGGTTCCTATGAAAAAATGGTATCTCTGGCGAAGGGTATCGACTGGGAACAGGTTAAATCATACATTTTGAAATTACGTTACTTTTACTTCTTAAAGACTTCTTACTGGATGATAATCTCCGCAGAAGTAAAACGTCGAGCAGGATGGAAATGTGCATGTGGCAAACGTGAAGGACTTCAAGTTCATCATACAGAAGAAGCGAATATTCATCATGGAGAAGAACATCTTTTCATGTCCAATCTTGTCTGTTTATGCGGCGATTGTCACAGAAAACTTCATCCCGTGGCGACTATAAAAGCCAACGAAAAGAAACGTCAACGGAACCAACGAAAAGAAAGTCTTCTATCCCAACTTCCTTTTTATCCAAATACAGTAAGTGAGGAAACTCTTAGCGGGTCGTAAATCGGATTAACCAGAAAACTTCTGGAAGAATTAGAACAAGAAAGAAAAATTGTCATCAATCGAACCATGTATGAAGGCTGGAAAATTCATCGGTGTACATAAGAAACGCCCCCACTCAGGGGCGTTTCTACTATAGAGTAGAGTGGTGGCAGTCAAAAACAATGAACGATTGTTATATTCCTACCACTCCACCCTTACTCGTGACTTAATTTGGATGGATCTCCATCCGATTATAAATATTGAAAAAATTCCGTAAATATCACCTCGCATAGATTTTTTGTTTTTCTGTTTTTCTGGGGATATTTATAAGCAGTCATTCAATGAACCAGAGCAAAGGAACATAACTTATGCCAATCACAGAAGGTGGAAGATTTTCTCCCGTAGATAGAATTGTGAGCCCCGGTGTATTTACAAGAGAGAATGATCTCTCTGGACTTGCCCAAGGGGTTGCCGATATCGGTGCTGTGGTCGTGGCCCCTTTCCCAAAGGGACCGGGATTCTCACCAACCATCGTCGAAAGTACAGCAGATCTTGAAGAGAGGTTTGGTGTGGCTGACGGTGTTTACTACGGCCCATATACTGCCAAGGAATACCTTATTGAAAAGGGGTTTGTAACCGTTTGTCGTGTCGGTGCGTTGACGGGGTACCATCAAAAGTATCCGCTTGTCATTTACGCCATTAAGGGTAATTGGTTGCGTGACGCAGATGCCGGATGGACTAAACCAAGTTCATCCTATGCTTATATTACACAAGCACTTTTGTCTTCATCCTCATTCATAACCTATGCTTCGAACAGCTTGGGCAGCGGTAATGATATTTCCTATTCCGGTGTTACTGGTTCTTTAGCAATTCCAAACGTTCCCGTTGTTGTAACATTTGCTAATGTAGCTGCTACTGGTACAGCAAATGGTTCTCGTGCCAACGGAAGTTTGTATTACAGTAACTTGACTCAAGATTTGGGAACTTTCACAATCCTGCTTCCATATGTTGGAACAGCAAGTTACGCTTTAACAGGTTCAAATCCATCAGTTCGTGATACTGCTATCAAGAATTACTTGATTGCCGATGGATTGAAGAATCGTTGGCCGAATGATATTGTCGTCCCATATTCAAGTTCAATAGTTCGAACGGATATTTGGGCCGGAACCGGCGACTTCCCGTTTGTTTCAACATTTGCCCTAAATACCACAATGTCGATTAGTACGACTTGCGGTGTAACCACATATTTCTTGGAAGGGCTTATTACTGGCTCATTTGGTGCCTACAACGGATTGTTCGAGTCCGATGGAGACCCAGTTTATGACGCATGTAGCAGATCGTGGACGGCTGGAAATGCCGAGTACAAAGTGTTGGCAATTCTTGCTGATACTCAAAACGCAGCGATTAACACATCGCTTGAAGCTCCCGGTTTCAGCGGTTCTACGATGACTACGGCAAGCCAGCCAAGTTCAACGATTCCTGTAGATTACAATCTCACATTGAAATCCACGAATAGCGACACTCCTTACGGAATCTACAACTTTTCGTTGAATCCTGCTTCTACGAAATACATCACTTCGGTCTTTGGTAATGACCCAACGGCTGGTGATCCAGATACGTATGTTGCAGGAACCAAGAAAGAAGCTGCCTATATTTACAAAATCTTTGAAAATGAAATCGCCGCAGTTGTGGCCGATCCAACAAAATGGTGGATTTCTGGAAGTTTCTTGCCGGATACCGTTTTCGCCGGTGAACCGATGAAATTCACTGACGATTATTCGTTGGATTTAAACAACGGTGATTCGGCGTTTGGTTTAACCAACGCTTCTACCCCATGGGTTGTTTCGCAAAAAATTTCTCCATGGAACGGTGGTTCTCCAACACGTTTCAATCTTTTCAGGCTTCATACCTTGTCAGATGGAACGAACATGAACACGGCCTACAAGATTGAAATCAGCAACGTTAAGTTAGCTGGTACAGTTGCGGGACAAGATTGGGGTTCTTTCACACTAACAGTTCGAGCTTATAGTGACACTGACAGAAAACCAAAGATTCTCCAACAATTCAATAACTTGAATCTCGATCCAAATTCTTCGAATTATATTGCTCGCAGAATTGGTGACAGATACAACTATATTGACTTCAATGGTAAGATTCTGGAATTCGGAACTTACGAAAATCAAAGCAAGTATATCCGTGTTGAGATGAACGATATTCCGTGGCCCGTTTCAGCAGTGCCATATGGATTCGCTCCTTACTCAGTTCCTATCAACAGTGCGGCTGGATATTGGTGTCCTCCTATGAAGTACACCAAAGCATCGGTGTATGGATCAAATCCCGGTAAGTATCCGTCAGGTGTTAACTTTGATGACGCACCAGCAGGTGCCGATAGTGAACTCGCTGGATTGTATCCAACAGCATCGGCTGGTATTGGAACAGCAGATGATAACAAAGAATACTTCGCTCCATTGCCAGAGTTCGGTGCGTATAGCAGTATTGGTAGAAATACTACCTTCGCATTGGATTCAGAAATCACTGATGGCGGTGTTTCGACGGGTTCAATCATTAATGGTTCGAATATCATTCCGGCAGAGTATGACGCTTCCATGGAAACTACTTACGTCAAGATGCGTAAATTCGTCTTCGGTTTCCAAGGTGGGTTTGATGGTCAATCACCAGCAATCCCAATCAACGTTGGTGCCGATATTACCCCCGGCAACACACAGGGTCTAAACTGTGCAAACATCAACACGGCTGGTTCTATTGCCTACAAACAATGTATCTCCGCACTCGGAAATGCAGACGAGTGGGATATCAACATGATTGTGACTCCCGGTATCATCTATGAGCATCACTCTTATGTAACCAATCTTGTGGTTGATATGTGCGAAGCCCGTGGTGATTGCTTCTACATCCTTGATCTTTATCAAGATGACGGCAATCCAAGCAGCGGTCAGATTGAATCTGTGGTGGCTCTTGCGGCAGAGTTTGATACGAACTATGCTGCCGCTTACTACCCATGGGTTAAAATCAAAGACACCAACACTAACAAGATCATTACGGTTCCTCCGTCTGTTGTTCTTCCTGCGGTATATGCGGCTAACGACAAAGTAGCTGGAGAATGGTGGGCGGTTGCAGGTTTGAATCGTGGTGGAATCCCACAAGCCAAGATGGTCACCGACCGTACTACTCATCAGGAACGGGATGACCTCTATGAAGGCAAAGTCAATCCAATCGCCGCATTCCCCGGTCAGGGCATCGTGGTTTGGGGTCAAAAGACATTGCAGAACAGTTCGTCGGCACTCGACAGAATTAACGTTCGTCGTCTGCTCATCGAAATCAAGAAATTCTTCGCCTCTACGGCACGCTACTTGGTGTTTGAACAGAATACGGCAGCAACTCGCAACCGCTTCTTGGCAATCGTCAATCCATACCTCCAGAGCATTCAGCAACGCTCGGGTCTGTATGCATTCGAGGTTGTGATGGATGAAACCAACAATACACCAGATATAATCGACCAAAATATTCTTTACGGTCAAATCTACTTGAAGCCAACCAAGACGGCTGAGTTCATCATCTTCGACTTCAACATCCTGCCAACAGGTGCGACGTTTGGAGCGGGTGCCTAAAACGGAAAAGATAAAAAGATAAAAAGATACTCAGAAAGACCCTCGAATTCGAGGGTCTTTTTTTTCGTTGTTTCTATATAAAAAGTTGCTTTTCTTCTTTTATATGATATTTATCCATAAAATCAGTAGTATTGTTATGACCGAAAGAGGACTAAAAATAAAAGAAGCATTCAGGAAAAAATACGGGGTTGATCATCCATCTCAATTAGAATCTGTCAAAGAAAAAATAAGGCAAAAACGATTGAGCGGGGCGTATGCTAACGTAAGAGAGAAAATAAAAAAGACCTTATTAGAAAAGTATGGTGATGAAAATTATGTTAATATTAAAAAAACATTGGAGACAAAGAAAACGAGATACGGAAGCCCAACATATAATAACCGGGAGAAAATGAAAAAGACAATTTTGGAGAAATACAAAATGAAAGTTTCTCCAAATACTTTGGCATCAACCACTTCAAGATCTCGAAGTGGAGAAATTGGATTTGGGTCTTCTAAATTTAAGAGTTATCTTTCCTCGCAAGGGATTTCCAACATTTCTCAACTCCCAGAAATTAAGCAGAAAAGAAAAGAAAATCGGAGATCCCAGATGATAAATTCTTTGTTTAATGGGGACCGATTAAAATCCTTGGTCATTCCGTTATTTCAACCTGACGAATACAAAAATTCGGATTATCATTCTCTCTACAAATTTAGATGTTGTAAATGTGGAAATGAGTTTGAGGATACTTTGTATTCTGGAAACATTCCACGGTGTTTACGTTGTTACCCCCACCATCGATTTCAATCGTCCATTGAAAATGAAATGCGTTCTTTTTTGCTTTCAGAAAATATCACAGTAAAAATACACGACAGAACCATACTCAATGGAAATGAAATAGACATTTTATTGCCTGAAAAAAGTATTGGAATCGAATGTAATGGAATTATGTGGCATAGTGAAGTATTCGGAAAAAAGAGTAAGCGATATCATATTGAAAAATCGTTGCTTGCCGAAAAAAAAGGAATTAGATTGCTTCATGTGCTCGATTGGGAATGGATCAATAAACAAGATATCATAAAAAGCATATTATTGAACTGTCTGGGACTGTCGGAAACCATTTATGCTAGAAAATGCAAAATACGTGTTCCCACTCCCAATGAAAAATCTTCATTCTTAACACAAAACCACATTCAAGGAAACGATAAAAGCTCGGTATGTTTTGGACTCTATTATAATGAAGTTCTTGTGTCAATTATGACATTTTGTAAATCCAGATATGATAAAAAATATCAGTATGAAATGTCACGATTTTGTAATAAAAACGGCGTAAATGTTGTCGGTGGAGCGTCCAAACTTTTTTCATATTTCGTCCATCAGTATGATCCAATTTCAATTGTATCCTATTGTGATAAACGGTTTTTTAATGGAAGAGTATATGAAAAATGTGGAATGAAACGAGACAAAGATACTTCTCCAAACTATATGTATTTTCATCCTAATAAAGGGGTTCCAATACATCGAATGAAATTTCAAAAACATAAACTTAAAAAAATCTTGAGCATCTACGACCCTAATCTAACCGAATGGCAAAATATGCAATTAAATGGATATGATAGAATTTGGGATTGTGGTCACCACAAATATGTTTGGACGAGGTTCGAATAGAATTTGTTTCTATATTTATACGTATGATCCGATTAAAACAACTCCTGCGAGAAATCTATCTGAGTCATCTACATGAGGTTGGTGATGACCCAGATTATAATGCCATCGAAGATTTTTATCGTCGCCGAGAGGAACAGTTATATGACCTTGCAATACATTTGAAGCAAAGCGGGGGAAAGGGACGTGTTCCATGGAAAACTATTCCGGCTTCCTTGCTAAAACGAGTTTGGTTTACCTTTGGAAAATACAATAGAGTAAAAGAAAATGACATCGATAAAATAGCCGACCAGATTCTTACAAATATTGCCCGACTTCAAGCTTCCACCGAAATGATGGGTCATACCTCATACGATCCACGTCCAGAAATCGAAGAAAACTTCGGAATTACCTTCACCGATGAAGAATGGGACAATTGGATGGCAGATTATTTTACAAACAAACACGGCAATTGGTTGATCAGTGATTATGGTCTCAGACCATTGAAGAATCTATACCATGTTATTTTTAACGCTAAGACTCCAGAGGAAAAACTTTATGCCTGTGACAAGGCATTGAACGTAGTTCATCGAAGAGGTGATTTAGCAGAAATGTTCGTCGAAGGGGGGACTGCAACACTAGAGGCCATCGCAACTCAAGGCGGATATTCCTATTCTGGTAAATACGGTGACGTAAATCGGGAATTTGATCGGTAATGTTTATCTTGACAGGAAGGTTTATCCTGCTATATTTATAGGTTGAAATATGGACGAAAAATACATCGAAAATCTTGGAATGTCACCACACATTGATGAAGGTCTGTGGGATAGGTTGAAATCAAGAGTGTCTGCCTTTACTCAAGGAGCGAAGAATATCTCAGGTTTTGGTAACGTTGGAACCACGGAGTCAGCCAAATTCAATTCCCTTTTCCGCAATTTTGTTAATACGGAACTGTCTCTTATCCGAAGCACCATAAATGCTCT